AAAGAGAACTTAATTGCGAAGTGATTTATTAATTTACATTAAATATGCAAGTGCAGTGACCATCCTATTTGCGATGGTCCTGCACGTTGCAGGCATTACGCCTTGGAATAGCTTATTACAAATGGTAGGTGCTAGCGGTTGGATTTATGTTGGATATCGTTGGAATGAGAAAGCAATTATATTGAACTTCCTACCACAGTTTGCTATAATAATACCAATGCTGGTATGGATGTATATGTGATAAATTTAACGATGAGCTCTTGACTTATCCTATTCCGTGTGGTAATATAGGATATAAGATGAGAAATGAAGACCTTAAAATGTTCAATTATGGAGAAGAACTATGAATATTGGTGATGAAGTTGTATACAACGGTGACTTTGGTGAAATCCTTACGGGGATTTTGACTGCTATTGGTTCTGATAAGGACTCGTATGATGACATTAAGTTGAAGGATGGGGTGTTTATGTACAAATCCAAGAAGCTAAAGAAGTATGTTGAGTTCAAGGAGAAGTCTTTGAACTCTGTCTATATTGAAATTACCAAAGGCAATGATGCAGGTCTTGCAATTTTTGATTATATTCTTCCGAATGAGTTGATTGGTGCGGTCTAAATAACCAATCATGACAATAAGAAAAACAAATCTTTCCTACGATCTAGATAGATGTCTAGTTGAATGGGAGCTCATACAGCTGCGTGTAGGAGATGCACTGTATGACAATGATAAAGTTAAAGGCACTGGTATATATGGACAAAGGCGTCAGACTTGTATACAGCGTAGTAACAAGTCTGACGTTAATCCATATACAGGTGGAACTGGTGAACCAAGAGATAAAAAAGACCGTATCATAAAGGCACAGTCAGAATATACAGTATTAAATGAAGTTTATGAAGGCACAGTTTTTGCTGACATGATACAGGATGTAAATGGTGTACGTTCTAGGATTATGGAAATGGATTCTTACTCTGCATATTCTGTACACAAAGACAAAGCGCCTCGTTATCATCTGGCTCTTATAACCAATCCAAATGCTTACTTTATATTTCCTACATTGAATCAGATAATGCACATACCCGATGATGGTTACCTCTATGAGGTTGATACTACAATTCTACACAGTTTTGTTAACTGTGGACCTGACAGAACGCATTTGGTGATCTCAAAAAGGAGCTCATCATGATAAAGTACAGAATTTTTTCAAAAGAAACATTAATAGATAACATGGATCAAGAAGAAGCTTTGACCTGTGTTGAAATTTTAAGACAAAACAATCCAGAAAATCAGTATGACATTGAGGAATACAATTGGTCACATGTTGAAAAACGCATGGGGCGTGATCCAGACCTTCATTAAACTATTATAAATAGTCCCATGCAAGATTTCATGGGTAAAGACGGTTTCAGTTGGTTTGTTGGTGTAGTTGAAGACAGGAATGACCCTGCTCAGTTGGGTAGGGTCCGTGTTCGTGTGCTTGGACGGCACAGTGATGACTTGACTCAGGTTAAGACTATTGACTTACCGTGGGCTCATGTGATGCACCCTGTAACTGATCCTTCTATGCAGGGATTGGGTCACACACCATCGTTTCTAACACAGGGTTCGTGGGTTGTTGGGTTCTTTAGGGATACTGAAGCACAGCAACCTGTCATCATGGGTACATTGCCGGGTATTCCAGATTCAGAAGCTAATCCAGCGTCAGGATTTAATGATCCCCGTAGTGATGATTCTTTTCAAACTGAATATGAATTTGCTCCTACTTATGGTCCTTACCCCGGCGATATAGAACATAGTGGCCACGAGGTTGGCGAGCCTGATACTAATAGACTAGCAAGAGGTGAAAACTCAGAATCACATCAGTCTCTTATTTCCCGTAGAGAACAAAGACTAGCTGGTGATCCCTCTGGGGAAACTCCCGAAGATGTTGATGAGGGCATTTCTTACGGTATTCCAACTGCAACCAAACCAAACATAAAAACCGTCAGTGATGAATTAAAAGAAGATGAAAAACGGGGTTTCTGGGAGGAGCCACATCCTAAAGGTATTATTGCAGATGCGAACCCATACATTTCTGGTGTCTATCCCTACAACCATGTATTTGAGTCTGAGTCTGGTCACATTACGGAAGTGGACGACAGCCCCGGTGCAGAACGAATGTTTCGTCAACACATGGCAGGAACCTTTGAGGAGATTCATCCAGACGGTACTGTTGTCACTAAGATTATTGGAAATAACTACGAGATTGTTATCAAGGATGAGAACATTGTCATCAAGGGTTCTCAGAACATCACAGTTGAGGGTTCAGTAAGAGAGCTCATTAAGGGTGACTACATACAGGAGATTGAAGGAGACTTCGTTCAGAAGATTCATAAGAACCATCGTGTCAAGGTAGGTGCTGCAAACGATGCACATCCAAAAGGTCCGGGCGGTAATCGTGAAGAAGAGATTATCGGTAATCATTCTTTCAATATCAACGATGATATCAAAGGTAGAGTCGGTGGTGATTCGGTTGTCACCTTTGAGAAATCTAAAATTCAAATTGTTGGTGGTGGATATGATTTAGATGTTACGGGTAAGGAGATGGGTTCAAACGAGGGTGGCGATGGTATTTACATATCAACGGGTTCTAACTACACCGTGCTTGCAAAGACTAATATATCGCAGACAACTATATCAGGTATCATGTCTATTAAATCTGGTAGCACTTTGAATATAAAGTCCGCCGGTACATTTACATATGCAACAGAGTCTAATTTAGTAGGAACAACAGCCACAACATGGGATCACACATCTACGGGTAATATAGATATTGACGGTGCAAGGATTGACTTGAACTAATGGCTCATGAGTTTGTGATACTGAATACATCTGGAGTAACTACAACGTACACAAGTTACGAAGCAATTCCAGTTGATTCAACCCTAAAGAATGTCATAAAATTTGTGCCAGATTTGGGAACTCTGGTTGACGGAAATGAAGTATTAATTGAGGATACACCAGAAGTAACGACATTTAGTACAAACACAGTGCTTATATTAGATAGTGACGGTGTGATTATAGAACAGATACATGGAAATACATCAAGTGTAGGAACAGATTTTGTAATTAAAAATTCTAGTGACACTGTTCTAATAACTATTAAGCAATCATCTTCTTCTGGTGCATTTGCACCATTTCCACTCAAAAATTCTTCTGGAACCACTGTATCGACACTTGCATTTTCATTATCATCGATAAGTAGTGGTTCTACATTTACAAAAACTATTGATACGGGTTTTAATGATAAGTTAATACCAGAGGATTGGACAACGAGTTCAGAAAATCATTTAGTATTAGAAACCTCAGATGATTCTATTGCAGACAATCATTATCATCCACCGACACAAGATCATCATAGAGTAACGCCAAGAGATTCTAGCATCATGGATATCTTGAACTCCTCTGGTGATGTAATACACGAAATATTTGGAAATATAACAAGCTCAGGTTCAGATTTTATAATTAAAAATTCTAGTAATACTACTTTAAGAACTATTAAACAAACATCTTCTTCCAGCCCAAGTGAAACATTTTTACTTAAAAATTCTTCTGGAACTGTTATAACAACACTTACATTTTCGTCAGTAGAGATAAATAGTGGTACTGAAATTTTGAGAGATGATGATCATACAGCTGAAGAACATAGGGAAATTGCACTTTGGGATTATAAATTGCAAGTACTCATGAAACAGGAGAGAGAAAATGCCAGCAGTAACTAGAATAGGTGATGCAGATATTCCACATTGCTCTGCGCCTGCACGAGCAGAAGGGTCACCAACTGTGTTTGTAAATAGTATTGCATTGTCTCGGCAGGGCGATAATAATACGGGACACTTAAAACCCGGCGCACCTTGCCCAACTCATGCAGCACCAATTGCTGTAGGATCAACAACGGTATTTGTTAATAATAGGGGCGCTGGTAGAATTGGTGATGCAATTAGTGGATGTACTTCTGTTGCTGAAGGAAGTTCCAATGTATTTGCAGGAGGTTAGTCATGGTTGATTTTAAAATTCCAAATTTGTGTGGTGCTAGTCCAGAACTGAATGATGTTCTATCTAAACTTGCTGATGCGAAAGCAGACGCAAAGGCAAAACTTAATGAAGCCGCTTCTACTGCTGCAGCTGCGTTTGGAGAAGCTCAGAATGAACTTGCGGGTCTGAAGGATAAACTTCAATCAATTGAGATACCAACTCTACCTAAGTTAAATTTACAAGCAGAGATATCAGGTCTTGCCTCACAGATACCCGGCACTCCATCTTTTCTTTCTGCTCTTGCAAAAATTAAAACAGAGTTTGGAGATGACATCAAGTCCGCTGGTTTAGAATTAGATAGTCTTGTTAGTGATGCAACTAAATCAATATCGGGTGGTGGTGATGTTTGTGCGCTTGTTCCCAATCTTGAGAAAGAATCTGGGAGTACTGAACCAGCAGTGCAAAAACCTATAGCACCAAAACAAGCAGCTGTTCCTGCCGTAACTGAAGCCGCCTCGGTATCAAACGATAATGCAAATGTTGCTGTAACAGTTGCCGAAAATAAAGAAAAGACGGAATCTTATAAGGTTACTAAAACTCTACCAACAAAAGATACGGGTTCATTTGTTGTTGCAACAGAAACAAAGAAAATATCTGTTAAAGAAACTGTTATAACGGTGAGCACAGATAAAAAATCTAATGTTGCAACTAAAGAAGCTCCTTTCATGAGCGAACGAAAGTGGGCGACGGAAAGACTATCAATTAGTAATGTAGAAATTTCTGGTGATTCATTAATAATCAAAAATTTAAAACATAAACCCACTCTCGTTAAAACCGTCTACGTTCACCCCACTGCAAACGAAGCTAATGCGAAACTTCTTGTACTACCAAAAGATGATTTAATTAAATTGGGAAGGAAAATTGCGACTAAGGAAGAATGGAAGGCGGTTAATGCAGCTTGGAAAAAAGAAAAAAAACCACCATACTATAAAAGTAGAAATGGACCACATATGGCAGAAATTGTATATGGGGGTCTGGATGCTTCGGCATCGTCACCATCTATCAGTTCGGATGGTAGTGTTACAATTTTAAGTCCAGATATTATACCCAAATCAAATCACCCCGGCAATATTAAAGGTGTTGTTGGATATAAACTACCGAAGCGATTTAGATTGCCGGGCGAGATCGTTGAGACAAAGAAATGGAGGGGGCCCTCCGGCAACGGGGCGACAGACAAGAGCCGGAACAAAAGATTCAGAGGGTATGCTGTATATATTGAATACGAATATCTTGGTATTTATAAACCAGAGGTTGATCCTGAACCACCGAAACCGACACCGGCCAAAGACCCCGCAGCTGTTGCCGCAGCAATCGCCGTCGAGGATGCAAAAGACAAAGCTTTTGAGCAGTCAGCTGAAGGAAAGGCATTTTTGAAAGAAGAGGCGGATGACGAAGCTCGGTATCGTGCAAAGCAGGCCGATGAGGAAGCCGCTTTCAAGGCCTCAGGTGGTCTCGACGGCATCCCCGGCACATAGAAGCATGAAGTGAGTTCAAAAAATAATACCTAACGTAAAGACATAAATACAAACACATATAAAGGAGTTATATTATGGGAAAGAAAACATCAAGGGCAACACAAACATCAAAGGGTGAACGTAATAATGTTTGTAAGGCTACTACTAAGGCAGTTCGTAGAAATTATATGAATAACGATTTTGCGAGAATGAGAAATCAGTTTGATGCATTTAACAAGGGTAAGAATGTTATAGTGACTATTCCTAACCCAAATACAAATGAAACCAACAAACGATTCATTCGTGTAAGTGCAAAGGACATTTGGAAGTCTAATAATAAGTTTATGATGAAACAAAACACATCAGAGAGTGTATAAATAATACTAAAGAGGAATACACATGGGTGCTAAAGATGCATATACTGACGGTACATATCAAGGTGAAAGCCGTGCAGCTCAACTGTATTCTGATATTGATTTATTCTTTGGACCAAAGACGGGAACGGGTGATGTTAATAAGGTAACTAATTTTACGGCAGTCAAACGCTCTGTAAGAAATCTTATCCTAACCAACTTCTACGAAAAACCCTTTCACCCAGAGATTGGTTCTGGTGTAAGAGATATTCTATTTGAACCTATGACGCCAATCACTGCATATGTTCTAACTATGAAGATCGAAGAGGTGATTGAGAACTTTGAACCAAGGGCTAGACTCGTTGGAGTTCGAGCTCAACCTAATCTTGACAACAATGCATATAATGTTACTATTGAGTTTTATGTTGTTAACGCCCCAACAGAACTTGTGAATATGGAAGTTCTATTAGAGAGATTACGATAATGGCATCGACTAGAAAAAGACTCAGTGTAACAGAATTTGACTTTGATGAGGTTAAAGACAACCTAAAAGTCTTCATGCGAAATCAATCAGAGTTCAAGGATTATGACTTCGAAGGTTCTGGTCTTAGTGCGCTCCTTGATGTTCTTGCATACAACACTCACTATCTTGGTTTCAATGCGAACATGCTTGCAAACGAGATGTTCCTTGACTCATCTCAGTTGAGGTCAAGTGTGGTTTCACATGCAAAGACTTTGGGATATACTACTCGTTCATCCACATCAGCAAAAGCAGTCGTTGATGTATTTTTGAATACATCTCTTGCAAGTGCAACAATGCCTGCGGGTACAGTTTTCACATCTAGTGTGGGGGATACATCTTATCAGTTTGTAACCACACAAAGTGTTACTGCATTCAATAGTGGGTCTTTTGTTCAATTCAATGATGTAACAATATCTGAGGGTAGTTTTGTTGCAACTAGATATACTGTTGACACTCAGAATGTTGAACAGAGATTTCTTATTAATGATGATAGAGCAGACACAACAACTCTTACAATCAAAGTTCAAAATTCTGCAACGGATACTGGAAGTGCTACATATACGAGAGCAACAGATATTGCAGGATTGACTTCAACATCCAATGTATATTTTCTACAAGAGGTAGAAGACGGTAAGTTTGAAGTATACTTTGGTGATGGTATTCTGGGCAATGCAGTAGAAGATGGTAACATCATCATAATGAATTATGTTGTTACCAACAAAGGTGCTGCAAATGGTGCATCAGTCTTTAGTAGTTCGGCTGCAATTGATACGGTTAATAGTGTAAATGTTGTTACTGTTTCTAATTCTGCTGGTGGGTCAGAACCAGAATCAATTGAATCTGTCAAGTATAACGCACCACTTGATTATGCATCACAGGGTCGATGTGTTACAACAGAAGATTATAAGACATATGTTAAACAGTTGTTCGCAAACACTCAAGCGGTTTCTGTTTGGGGTGGTGAGGATGGTTCATTTAATCCGGTTACTGGTGTGTCTGATGTTGCAGAGTATGGTAAAATTTTCATTAGTATTAAGTCAACCACAGGACTAAATCTAAATGAAATTCAAAAGGCACAGTTAGTAACAGACTTGGCTCCATACACTGTTGCATCAATTACTCCTGTGGTTGTTGACTCAGAAAATCTATTTCTTATTCTCAATTGTAATTTTAAATACGACAGTAATGCAACAACAAGTTCTAAAGAGTCTATAGAGACACTTGTATCTAATACAATTTCAACATACAATACTGATTATCTCAAAGTATTTAATTCAATTTTTAGACATTCACAGTTTACTTCTTTGGTTGATAATACTGATAATTCAATATTGAGTAATGTCACAACGGTGTCTCTGGGTAGTTTTTATACACCAAACACAGCTGGTTCATTCTCATTCACAATTCAATTTGGAAACTCACTTTTCAATCCACACTCTGGACATAACGCAGCTGGGGGTGGTATCATTGCATCAACGGGTTTCTACATACAAGACAATACAAACCAGATGTTCTTTGACGATGATGGTGCGGGTAACCTTCGTATATACTATTTGGTTTCTGGGGTGCGAACCTATCATAGTGAAGTAGCTGGAACCGTAAACTATGCAACTGGCCTAGTTTCAGTTAATCCAATTTATATAACTTCAGTATCTAATGTTGATAATAATGTATCAACTACCATACGGTTTACTGCAAGTCCATCCTCGAATGATATTGTTGGTAAGAGAAATCAAATCATCGAAATTGATATAATCAATACCACCATTACAGGAGGACAAGATACCATTGCAGTAAATAGTTCGGGGGGTTCAACTGATTATGTTACAAACTCCACCTATGTAACGCCGTCGAGTTATTAATCATGTCACCATTTGATTTAAACTGGACCCCAGAACTAGAGAATAAACTCAGTACCCAGATTGATGGACAACTTCCTGACTTCATTGCTGAAGACCATCCACAATTTTCTCGTTTCCTAAGATCATATTACGAATTTCTAGAAGCGGGTGAGCTGCGACTAGAAGTCAATATCGATAATATTCTTTTGGAATTCGAAACATCCACAAATCTTCTAAGTGAAGACGGGACACTGGTTGTTACAGAATCAGGTTCGGGATCGACAGGTAAGTTTATTGAAGGTGAAATTATTACTGGTGGTACAAGTTATGCTACTGCAACTGTTCTTGTTGAAGACCTTTCGGATGATACCCCTAGATTGTTTATCTCATCCCAACAGTTGTTTGAAACTGGCGAAACTGTTACAGGTTCAACCTCTGGTGCTTCTGGTAAGATCACAAGGTATCGTGCAAACCCGGTTCAGAATATTCAGCAGTTATTGGCTTACGCTGACATTGACA